AGATTTAGGATTTATTCCAAGCTTTGATGATTGGATTAAAAATGTAAGAATAGCATCTTGGATGCGGAAAGGACAACATAAATTATGATAGCACATACAATTGATTTAGTAGGTGAGTTTAAAGCTTTACCAACTAACCACGAAAAATGGTGGGAAGAATATACAAAAGGTGAAAAGTTTGCACTTTTAATTAAAAAGAAAAACGCATTACCTTTAAAAGAAATCTACAAAAAAATGTATGAAGATGGAATACACTATCTTCAATTACATTTTGAAGGTGGACATGACGAAGGTGGCTTTGATGGAGATTTTGTATTTCTTGATAAAGATAAAAATCCAATGACTATCAAAGACCTTAGTAAATATAGTCCAACAGGATGGATAGATGAATATACACCATTGGAGTACACTATTGATAAAGGTAAAGACAAAATCACTCAAGTATTTGAATATCGAAATACTAACTACTCAGATGTAAAAGTAACTCAAGATTGGTTAGTTAACAAATGGTATGAATTTGGATTCTTAGAAGAATGGGGAACATTTGCATTTGAAGGTAATGTTTATGGTGAAGTCATTGTATCAACAAAAGATGGATCTTATAATGTTGATGCTAATGAAACATTTGAATCATATGAAAGCAAAGATTTCGAAGGGAAAATGTTTGATGACTAAAAAAGAACTAAAAGAATATATGAATTGGGTTAATAGTTTTGCTAATCAAAAAACTGTTACCAATAAACAAACCAAAACCAAAGGAAAAAAAAATGCAGCCGATAAGAAAGAACGAGCTTGAATACCTTGATAGACTTATTAGCGATAAGTTTAGATATAGACGTCAAGATATGGAATCAGCAATTGAATCTGATACACAAAAACAAACAGATAAAAACTATAAATCATTTGTTTCTAAGCTTAATATAAAAACTGAAATAAAAGCTTTTAAAGATGCCGAAGACAAATTAAATAAATTTGTAAGAAGCAAAGAAACTTATGAATTAAAGTTAGAACAATCTAAAAGAGCAGCAAGAGATAAGTTATTAGAAAAACTTAAATCTTGGACTAATGTTAGATCTTGGAAAAATAGAAATGATGATCCTTTTCAATGGGACATTAAAAATGTAGAAGATGTAGAACCTTGTTTAAAGAAAGTATGTAAACAAGAAACTTATAAATCTATTGTTAAACTTTCTAAATATAAAGTTAAACAAGATTTAGAAAATCTTGAAGAACAAGCAAGAAATGTATTATACTCTGGTAGAAATATTATGGATGTTTGGAAACATTTAGGTCAAACATTCAAAGCTTCTGGTGTACCAGTAGCAGCTCCAAAAGAGTTTTTACAAATAGAAAGTAAATAATGGATATAGATAAAGAAATAAATTATCTTGCCGAAACTGATACTACCTTTGCTGAACATATGGCAGAGGTAGAATATCAGCGAGATATGATTAAACATTACAAAGGTAGTTATGTAAACCAATCTGATAAAGCTGTATCAAAAGCTATTGAAGATTTTTACGCTTCCGAAAGTTATGTTAATTCAATTAAAACAATTAATGCTCTCAATATAGATCTTCTTAAATTAAAAAATAAAAGAAGAACTGCCGAGATGAAAATCGAAATATGGAGAACATTAGAAGCATCAAGGAGAAAAGGTAATGTCTGAACTATACACATTTGTTGGTAAAAAAATTAAAGAAGCTAGATTAAATAAACATAAAACTAGAAAAGTAACACAGCAAGAATTAGCAAATGAATTAAAAGTAACCTTTCAACAAATTCAAAAATATGAAAGAGCTACTAATAAAATTCCATTAGAAAAGCTATTAATTGCATCTATGTTTTTAAATAAACCTATGTCTTATTTTATACCATTGCATATGCAATATTATAAAAATCCAGAAATAGAATTAACACCTGCTGACACAGATCCAGATGTACAAGAATTTATGGCATCAAAGGCATTTGTTTAAGCCCATAAAAGCATAAGTATCTCCGACTAGTCAATTATGCGATGTGGGGAAAGCGATAGTGAGTACCCACTATATATAGTTGACAGCTTCCGAAATATACATATACCTAGTAATTATGGCAAATAAGGCACTAGGTGAACAATTTCATAATCAAGTAATACCGCAATTCGTTGCTTTGAGAAAAGCATTAGGTATATCTCAATTAGAAATGGATGAAATTTTAGGAGTAGCTAAAGGACTTGTATCAAAATGGGAGTGTGGTATAAGAAAACCTAGCGGTTGGTTGTTCTGTTGTTGGGCAGAAGCACTTAATGCCGAAATTTTAGTAAAACCAAAAGAGGTAAAAAATGACAGTTAATCCAAATATAGATCTCAATGGTCTAACCAATGATCCTGTTGTTAATAAAGTTATAGATATAGTTGTTGCCAGACACATACAAGGTATGAATAAGTTTGGCAAAACTTTAGCTGATAATGAAAGACCGATTAATGAATGGGTAGATGAAACTATCGAAGAATTAATTGATTCTATTCATTATTTAGTAAAAGCTAAAGATATATTTGATAAGTTTAAAGCTGACAACAAAAGATTAAAAGCTGCTCTTGAAGCTTTTGAAAAAGGATCATTTAAAGATGAGGAAAATAAAACAGAAGCCACAAGTTGATTATACACCTTACCACGTAAGGCAACAAGCTTGGCATATGTCTTTATTAAAATTTTACAAAACAATTGAATTTGATGACGACAAATATGTCGAGTTTGCTAAAAGACTTTTAAATAATAAAATTGATCAAAAGACTTTAACACAATTAGACAAATTAAGAAGGAAACATAATGATCTTGAGAAACAGAAATGGGAACAAATCAAAAGACAAGGAGCAACAAAACTCGGACTTGCCTTTAGAAATGTTATTAAAAAAAGATAAAAAAAAATTAATGGATCATTTAAAGTATATTAAAAAATGGAAAAAAGAAGTACAAAGAGAAATAAGAAAAATAGAAAAACTAAAAACAAAAAGCTTGTAGGCTATTATATAGACTACAATGGAAAGGTAACAAAAATATATGAAAGAAGATTTTGATCGCAAACAAGGTATTGGTGGATCAGATGCTACCAGGATATACAATGGTAATTGGTACGAATTGTATTTAGAAAAAATTGGAGAAAAAGAACCAGATGATTTATCAGATGTACTCCCAGTTCAAATGGGTATTCATACAGAAGACTTCAATATAAACTGGTTTGAAAAACAAACTGGTATTAAAGTTCTTAAAAAACAACTCTTTATAACTTCCAAACAATATCCTTTTTTATACTGCAACATTGATGGTGTCTTAAAAGAAAAAAAAGCATTACTAGAATGTAAACACACAAATGCTTTTAGTAATGAAGTTAAGACAGCAGAAAAATACAAAGCACAAATACAACATTATCTTATGATTTATGGTGCTAAAAAAATGTATCTATCAATATTTTTTGGTAATATGAAATATGGATTAGTAGAAGTTTTACCAGATAAAAACTTTCAAGAACAGTTACTTGCTGCCGAAGTATTATTTTGGCATCTTGTAACAACTAAAACTCCACCACCAGATTTTGTAGATTTTAATAATTTCGATCAACAACTAAAGGAACACAATAATGGAAGACAAATTATACCCTTACTCACCAGGCAGTCAACCAGTTGACACTTCAATAGAAGCTGCTGAATTAATTAAAGCAGGTGCAGAAACAATACGTAAAAAAGTATTTGATGTAATAAGTAATAAAGGTAATTTTGGAGCTACTGCTGATGAAATAGCTGATTTATTAGCGTTATCAGCATTTACAGTTAGACCTAGAGTTACTGAGTTATTTAAGCAAGATAAAATTGAACGCAAAGATAAACGTAAAAACTCTAGTGGTAGAGCTGCATATGTTTATGTTGTAAGTAAATCATTCGTAAACAATGAATATACAAAGAAAGGAACGTAATGGGTAAACCAATAGACAGTAGAGCATTAGCTATACTTAAAAAATTAAATCTTGATCAAAAAGATAGTCAAGGACAATACAAAGCATTGTGGGATTGTCATGGTACTTGGGTAATGTATCATAGATATATTGAACAAGCAGGTGCAGAAAATGGTATTCTATATGAATATGATGAGATAGAAAAAGATTCTGCAAATGGCGTTGTAGTTGTTAAATGTACAGCACAAATGGAAAAAGAAAATAAGAAACATCAAGTAATATCTTATGGTGAAGCATCACCTAAGAATACTAAAAATTCTTATCCATATGCAATGGCAGAGAAACGTGCCTATGATAGATGTGTTTTAAAATTATTAGGCTTACATGGTTTTGTTTATTCTGAAGATGAAATGCCAGAAGATAAATTAGAAAAAGGTAGAGCATCTAATAAACTAGCTAGTAATATAAAAATCATAAACCCAAAGGAGTTAAAAAATGATAAATAAAGTAATATTAATTGGTAGGCTTGGCGCTGATCCAGAAATTAAACAAACTAAAAAAGGTGAAAAATTTTGTAATCTTTCTTTAGCTACAAACAAAAAGTTTAAAGATAAAGAAGGCAATTGGGCTGAGAAAACAACTTGGCATAAAATTGTAGTATTTGATCCTAGACTTGCTGAGAATATGGAAAAGTATGCTAAATCCGGTTCTCAATTATATGTTGAAGGTGAATTAGAAACTAGACAATATAAAGATTCTAATGATCAAAACAGAATTGTAACTGAGGTAGTTGTACCTCGATTTACAGGCAGTATTAGATTGGTTGGCGATAAGTCATCTACTAAGACAGCAGGGAATATCCCAGCATCTAGTGGTGATGATTTTGACGATCAATTCTAATAGGTTAAAATAATCTACCTATATGGGCAAGTCCCAAATAAATGATTATTAAATGTGTAGTTAAACTACATCTGTTGTGTGCTGTAGGCGTATGAATAAATTTTTGAATTGAGTGCGCCTACAGTTAAAAGAATTTGTGACGACAAATAGGTAAGCTAGAACCTGTAATTATATCTGTAATCTATAGTAATAGATGTAATGCTAAAGTCCTGCTGCTGATTAAAATCATATAAGTAAGTATCAAGTAGTCCAGTAAGGTTAAATAGTAATATACACCTGTCATGGTTTACTCTATTTGGTGCTTACTTTTTTTTAAGTGAGGTGTCAGCTACCGAATTTCATACTAGATTATATGTATGAAAACTATATTAAGTCTAAAGCAAATTTTTAAAGATAGAAAAGTATCTAATAATGAAGTTGTATATCTTTATGATAACATTGCTGACCTTCTAACTATAGATCTTCTTAAAGGTAAAAGCATAGACGCAGCTCAAGTTGCTTTAGTATCTAATGTTATGAGTATAGCAAGTAGTTATAAAGGTAAGAAATTTGCTATAGATTTATTACAAGGAGCTTTAGCTGAGCTAGAATCTGACTATTTTGTAGAAACAGGCGGTAAACTGTCATAGAGCCACGTATATAAGCATTAGCTTAATTAGGTATGTTGGTATCAAAATAGGTTAGAATCGCTAAAATTAGTGCTCTTAGAGCGTTTTAAATCATCTTCTTTCATACATTTATAGTGTCCTTTGGTCTTATCAGCAAAAGCTACAAATGATTCTGTATTTACCATATTTTTACCACAATATTTACAGGGCCCAATTTCAATTTCAATTTGAACTGGTCTGTTCCAAGATTTCTTTTTCATCTATTCCTAAAAAATATTTTGAATTATATTTAACAGCTCTAGCATCATGTTTTTTTCTAAACTGTGTTTGTTTATTTTTAAACTCTATAGCTTGTTTTTCTGATTCAAATAATACATTGGTAAACATTTCATATTTACCATCTCTATTCCAAATAACACACCACATTATTTATTTATTAATTGATCCATATGATAATATATTCTACCTACTACTTTATCAAAATCTAATAATTCTTGTTGCATCATAGCAACAACAGTTTTTACTTCAATTAATGTAATTAAAACCCAAGTACTTAACCCCATAAGAACTGCTCCAAGCAATCCTATTAATATTGAATTAATTTTTGCTCTTGTCATTTTTTTTATTTTTTGGAAATTTAAAAGTTAATACTTCATCAACTTTTTCAAATTGTTTATCAATCCAACTAAAAAAATTATAAAAAAATTTATCAATCATTTCTTTTTAAATAAATCCATTCCAGGCTTAAGTCCATATATGCTACCGAATATTCCTAATACTAACCATTTATAAAATTCCGGAAAGTTATTAAAATATTCAAAAAACATATCTAACTTTTGTTTAGCTTGTGGATCTCCACTAAATACACTCCAGGCTAAAACTACTATTGGCAAAACTACAATAATTAAAACTAGCTCGTCTTTCCATCCTTGATTATTATTATTCATAACAGCTTTCTGGTATTCAATTTCTCCAGAAGCCATACGAGCCATATAATTTTTTTCTGCTAAAGATTCTAATTGCTGCGCTTCTTTTTTATTTTTATAAATAGCTGCCGCAGTTTTTAATCCAGTAGATAATAAACTAAACCACATTAGTATTTCCAGACGTTAGGTCTTACTACATACTTTTGATCAACATCAACAGTTAACCAATCAAGATGAGTAAATGTTTTAGCTATACCAATACCTGTAGGTTTTGGATTCCAATGTAATGCAAAGTCTAATAACTTATATTGTAATTGTGGTGATGTAGCTATATCAACAGCTAAACCTGTGGTATGTGGCCCATCTTCACCAGTAGAAGAAACTTTATTATTATGTTCTGGACATCTATATGCCGAATTAATTTTTACAGATTGCTGAATAAAATTTCTCCAGGCTTGACAAAAATCTAAAACAATAGGTGAAATTTTTAATTGTTTACAACATTTACAATAAAACTCAGTGCTACTAAAGTTAGGATAATTAGTAAATGCAGCGCCATTAGTTATCATATTGTTTCTCCAGTCTATCCATAGATATAAACTGGCTTTCTTGTATGTGGTTATCCCAGATTCCAAGTTCTACAATACCCCAAGACCAACCAGTTAGGTTTAGCTTAGCATAATCCTCAACATGGTTATATGGCAACGCACATCCAACATTTACTACTCTTACATAATTTTTATCTCCAATTTTAGGAGCTTTCCAATCTCTAAATTTATGAGTGTGTCCGAATACAATATCATTAGTAGCATCATTTGCTATTTGTACTTCACAGTTTTTACCACCATATTCTTTACCCATAATATTAAGTGGACAATGAGTAAATGATACACCTCCTATAATTTTAAATTCACCATACTGAGATCTTTTCCAATTTCGTTTATCAAAAGAATCATG